TGTGCCTTCCTTTACTTGTCTTAGTATTTCTGCGTAGTGTCTGTTGGCAGGGTCACAAGAAATAAAATGCACCTCTCCGTCTACTTTGGCTTTTATTGTTGTCTTTGTATTTTCTACATATTGTGCTTCTTCTATTTTCATTACTTACCTACAATTCTGCATCAACTTTAATATTATATGTTACGCTACCATTAACATAGGCTGCCGCTGCATATCCTGCTGTCGTTGATACTCCTGTTAAATCCATTGAAACTCTGCAAGAGTTAGTACCTGCATCATGGTAGTTAAAATTTGGGTCAGCATCTGTGCCACCATGATAAAAACAAACTACATCACCTTGATTATCAAAACTAAAGGTAGGATTAGCTCTCTTTTTTTCATAGGGCAGCACTGCTCTCATACCAGTGGTAGTATAAGCATAGGCTATATGAGCATAACTCCCTGCTGTAACTTCTATCTTTTGAAAGTAACGATTGCACTTTCTTAATGTTACATCAAAAGGTTCACTCTCAAACTCTGTTGGGTTCTGCCCTACTTCTAACTGTAAGCCTGTAATGAAGAAGGTTCTATCTGTGCTGTCAAAGAATGAAGATATGCCCACGGCTCTATTAGCATTGTTAAAAGTTGCCCATGTAGAATCTAGTGTACCTGAAGTATAGGTTGAACCTCCATGAAGATGAAAGATAATTAAAAAGCTATTTGCACTATCATTATCTAAAACACCTGTGGTATCAGCAGGAAAAGAAAGTTCTATTCGTGTCCAATCTGTTGTTACATTAAATAACTTTTGTACTTGTCTTGAGTTGTCCCCATCAAATAACTCACAAGAATATGTAGCACTAGCATTACCCTTTACATAAAAAGATACAGCAAATGGTTTAGCACTTGACGTTCCTTTTGCAAAGGATTGCATATTTCTTCCTTCTATTCTTTGCTCAAGGTCTAGCCGTTCACCTGCTGCTATTGATGTATCTGCTGTGGTACACTCAAACTTTAAACTATTCGCAAAACCTGTAGGTGCATCAGTGGATTGTGACATTGTAAAACGTCCTGCATTAGCTGAATCAAGATTAAGTCTCATTCTGTCTATAGTGTTATAACCATCTGATGTGCCTAAACCTGTAGCTGACGTTGCCCTCTGTGCTACAGTCATTGCACCATTGATGATGACATTCCTGTTTACTCCACCACCCCCTGCATTGATGTTGCCTATAAGGTTTGCTAATTCTGCTGCTTTGCTCATGCTAAATCTCCGTGTGTTATGCAATAATTACCATCATAGTCAAAATTTCCTGCATCTGCATCAGCACTAGAGCCAAAATAACTCATCCAGTTTAAAGATGAAGTAGACTGCACTGTATCTCCTGCTTGGTCAGCCCTAGAGCCACCTCTAGCAGAACCTGCACTTGCATTACTGCCATCGTCTGTAGTGTTCCATACATTTACAGAAATACATTTATCTTCTGCTCCTGAAAGATTGTTAGTGTATGTAGTTGTATAGTCACCTGTTCCATTATCTGTTAAAGAGGATTGATTAAAACTACCCCTAGTTGCTTGGTCTTCACTGTCATAATTAACCCAAGCTTTAGCCAACCCCTGCTGTAAGTTGGTAGTCGCAGATGTACCTTCACCCAAGACATTTATACTGCCACCTGTGGTGCTACCTTTTAAATTATCTACTCTAAGTTCACTTGTCATAATATTGTATAAAATCCATTAACTGTTAGCGTTGCTGATGCACCGACTGTAATAGGTCCTGCTGACAGTGCATTGGTTGTGCTACTGATTGTTACGTCAGCACTGATTGTCTGACCATTGGTTCGTATGATGCTGTCGTTACCCAAGAAGGGATAGCGTGTGTCTGCTTCTGCCTTGGTGTAGCTGTTGGCTATACTGAAGGTGTCGTACACTATTATCTCTACTACATCATTGAGTGACGCTCCTGTGACCAACACGACTGTTGTACCTGATGTAGAGGTGTAGTCGGTTGCAGGTTTGAGTAGTATACCGTTTTGATATACATCTACGTACTCACCGTCAGGGTAGGTCAATGTGAGTGAGTTAGCATCTGAACCACTGAAGGATGTCTGCCCTGCTGTGGCTTGGTAGATGAACCTGTTACGGATACCTTGCTGTGGTGCTTTACCTATATAGGGCATTATATACCCTTTGCTAGATGGTCAGCGTATGCCTTTTTAACTGCATCTGTATGAAACTGTGCCACCATCGCTTTTACATCTGCACTTTCGTTTGTGCTGTCGTTGTCTGGTGCTACAACATGACGAGAAAAAAACCGTGATATTTCTGCACCATCTTCCTTAATCACAGTAGCAGTTCGCACTTGTATATACTTGTAGTCACCTACAACTTCTATTTTGTCTTGTACTGTTTCTTTTGTTATTGCCATTTTTTTTCCTTTATGAATCTGTGATATATATTACTGAGAATATAAAGTCAGTCATACCTGTAAGATCTGAATTAAGCACTTGGTTATTATTACCACTTCCTTTATGAAAATAAACATGAGAAGCATATGGAGTTGGTGACAACAGATGTATTCCTGCTATATTTTTATCGCCAACGTATGTAATTGAACCTCCTGCATGGTACGCACTACTACCAGCTACAGTGAAAGGTAGCCCTGCAATATAGAATACACTACTATTATTAGGTATACTGACACTATTAATATAAGCACCTGCGTAAACAATTTGTCCAATTTTAGTATATCTTGCGTTTGCTACGCTCAAGGAAGTTCCATTAGTTAGTGAAGGAGTCCACGTTCCTTCCTCGTAGTCATTCAAAAGTTCTGCTTGATTTGCCCCAGTCCCATCACCTGTAGCACCAAAATCTACACCATGACCACTAGCTAACGTCACATTACCATCTGTAAGCGTCAGACCATTAGCTACTGTAAGAGCCGTACTGGATAGTGTAAGACCCTCTGCTCCTGTTCCTCTAACTTTAGTTAACGCCATTTATTTACCTCATGCGTAAGGGCTTGTACCCAATGTGCTTGTATCCCAAGCTGCTTTTAGTTTAGCCACAGTGTCTGCATCATCTATAGCCTTTGCAGAAGGTGCATCTCTCAATGCCTTCTTCTTGTTTACAGATGCTGTTTTAGCAGAAGCATCGTCAGCTTCCATTGCCTTCATGTATGTTACATCTTCGGCTTCAAGTAAGGGCTTTCGCACTTCCCTGATTTTATCCTTGAAGATAACTTTAGCAGCAGTCATGTCTTCAGCCATAACGCTACCACTTAGTTTCCAAGCATTTCTGAAATGCCTGTCGGATGGCATGGTTATGCTTGAAGCGTCTGCTGTTGCACCATCCTTGTCGGTTACAAAAGTTTTAGTTGCCATGTTAGTTTCCTCCTATTAAGCAGCTATTTTCCAAGCATTTCGCCATGTTCGTTGTTGTGGCAGTTGCTCTTTCTTACATATGATTAGTCTAGGTTTATTAGACTTCTCATATTCTCTCCACACCTTTTCAGGTATATCTTTCTGTATAAGATACTCTATTGCTTCTTCTTCTGTCATAGCCTTTACTGGCTCAGTGTTATGCAATAGATACCCTCGTGTATGCTTTACAAAGTCAGGCTTTGCTTCGTCCTTCTTGAGTTCCCAATATACCCATACAGGGGGTAGTATGCCACCATTCAATGCACACGCCATCCAATTAGGGTCAGGGTGTGTAACCTTTGCAGGTTCATCTAGGTTGTCAGGGTCTTCCCATACAATACAATACTCACTTCTGTATGGCTCTAGGTTTTGCTTTGCCCACCCTAGTCTATCCCATAAATGTGTTCCTTTAAATTCTGGTGTCATGCTAAATCTCCGTGTACTATAATTGACACATCTCCTCTATCTCCGTCTGAGTCATCACTTTCTACAGTAGTTCTTAGTAAAACATTCCCTGCGTTAGTCTCTTGAGTGCCAGTTTGACATCTTGCTTGAGCCAAACAACTTGTGGCATAGCTGTTCTCTGCTGAAAATGCATTTATAAAAGTGTGTCTTGGTCTTCCTGTCGCAGTATCTGTAATTGAACTACAGTTAAGTGAAGAATCTACTGTGGTTGTTCCACCTTCATGTCTTGACCATGCTTTAGCTATACCTCCTTGCACATTCGTAGTGGTAACATTCCCTGCACCTGCAACAATAGTGATGCTGTTCTTTGCGTCTACTCCCTCTAGGGCATTTGTTCTTAGTGTTGACATTATGCTAAGTCTCCGTGATATACTGCACTGATTTGTTGAAAATCTGTACTAGCAGGGTCTAAATTAGAAGTTTCTATTCCTGAAGCACTACTAGCAGTATGACCAACAGCAGAGGTAGCATTTACTCCTGCATTTGTTGCATCATTATTACCTTGAACTGCCACACCAGAGAAATTAGCATTGCCCATATTATTTGAAAAAGAAACTACATAGTTACCAGTTGCAGAATCCGTCATGCCACTAACATTAAACGTGTCCCTAGATGCAGCATCAGTAGCCGTGCCATTAAAATTTACCCAACATTTACACAACCCCTGCTGTAAGTTGGTAGTTGTAGAGTTACCCTCTCCTGTGACGGCAATAGACCCTGCTGTTGATGTGCCTGTGAGTGTGTTTGTTTTGAGAGTTGCCATTATGCTAAGTCTCCATGTGCTGTTTTTGAAACAATAGCTACGTCTACTCCACTAGCACTTGTATTATAGACCTCTACACGAGTTGCTGAAGTTGTTACAGATTGTTGAATAAAATCAGCCCCTGCTCCACTTATATTAACAGAGTAGTCGTTGTTTGCCATTGCATTAGTCAATGTTGAGCTATAGTCTCCTGTAGTATGGTCAGTTATACTAGCATAATTGAATGAATCTTGTATAGCAGCAGTGCTTGTTCCGTTAAATTGTAACCATCCTTTAGCCAAACCCTGTTGCAGATTAGTTGTAGTTGCACTACCTTCACCACGAATAGTTACCTGACCAGAAGTATCAATAGCCATACTCGTAGTATTATTAGTATGCTTTATATTTTGTACTAGAAGATTGCTCATAGTATTGCTACATTCCCCCCTGATTCTATTGTCAGTGTAGACCCACTTGCTATTGTCAAAGGTCCCGTAACATTTGCGTTCTCTGTAGCTGCGATTGTTACATTACTGTCAAGTGACTGTGCATTAGTTCTGAACATACCACCATGCTTAAAGTTACCCTTGTTGGCTTCAGGTGCTGTGACACTACCGTCTGTTAGAGCTAGGTAGTTGACAAAGATGTTACCTGTTCCTGATGAAGGTGCTGCACTAAAGGTCAGTGTTGTACCGTCAGGCACT